TCAAAATATCCGACAACGCAAACCAGAACGCCGACAAAAACAGACTTGAAGATTTACACATTTAAAAACGCAAGTTTGAAAATTGATAATGACACATTTAAAGTGCAAGAGTTTTCACTGAAAGTTGAAAATAACGTTGAAGCTAAATACGCACCTGGAAGCAATGATGTTGACCGATTTATTGCCAAAGAATCAAAAGTGTCCGGCAGTTTCAAGCTGTTGTTTGAGACGACCGACCAGCGCACCGTATTTGAGGGACTAACCAAACAATCAATGGTCTTGACGCTTACCGGCGACGATGGCGACAGCATTACCATCACCATTCCGCGATTACGGATTGAAAATTGGACAGAAGACGGCGGCCTTGGCGACGCAACGATGGAAGCCATTGAATTTACCGCCGAAGAAAGCGATGAGAGCGGCGAAGAGAATGTTATCACCATTGAGACTGTCAATAGCGTGGCCGAATATTTGGCCGAAGCATAAATTTAATCAAGGCGGGTGGAATTAACCGCCCGCCTAAAAAAAATGGAAACAAAAAAAATTGTTTGCCCGTTTTCTAAAACGGAAGTGGAGTTGAAAGCGTGGATTACGGGAGAAGAGAACAACAAGATTAGAAAGCAAATGCTTGACCACAATATGGCGATGAAAAGCGATATTGAAGTTAATTTGGGCGAAGCTGTCGTCAAAACCGAAAAAGCGAAAGTTGATGTAGTCGTTATTTCGGTTGCTGGCGAAAAAAAGAATATCTATGAGAAGATTTGCGCGATGAGAAAATGCGATTATTCTTTCGTGATTGATGAAGTCAACAAAATTGCCGATGATGTTGATTTTTTATCCGAAGGCGGGAAGCCCGCCGCTGGTATCGCCTCGGCAAGTTAACGCCGGAAATGCAGATTGTGGCGATATGCCAAGAGTTTGGGTGGACATATTACCAGTATATGGAACAGCCGAAGTGGTTTATAGGACTTCTACAAGACAAAATGGAGATTGACGCGCAAGAAGCGAAAAAGGCAAGTAAAAAATAACCGCCTCATTTGAAGAGGCGGCGGAAAATAATTTTAATTGCTTTTATTGGTTCATACCTGAAAGCGGAAAACCAAAAATTAACTTTCTTTTTCCATTTCGGAATTTTAGACAATCTTTCAAATTCGTATTCAGTAATCGGGCCATAGCAACAGCGGCAACCTTTATGGGCGGGAAGTTCGGGAGCGTTATCAATGTCAAATATCTGCCCATCGCGCATAAGGCAATCATTACAAACACGGTCGTCAAGCGCGGCAATCCATTCAACTTTTTTGATGCCTTGATCACGCATTTTTATAACCGATTTCTTCTGTAATGATTCTAATGATTCCATTTAAAAATAAATTATTCATTCAACAATGAAACACAGTCAACAATTGATAATCCTTTTATGTCGCTAAATTCTTCTGATTTTGGGATTGCTTCATTGCATTCATTACTGCCATTTACTTCGGTATTATATCTTTCGGTTGATTGACATATTGGATCGGTATATTTATCTATACAATCTAATCCATCATCATATCCAGCTTGCCTAATTTTTTCCGTGGTGCAATCTTCAATAGCTTTATTCCGAGCGTTAATTCTTTCTACGCAACGATTATATCCCGAAGATTCTTCTTTATTAGATATTTCTTGTTGCAAGCGTTCAATTTTTCCCGCCGGAGTTTGTTTATTTGAAAAAACAAGAAATAACGTGGTGCATATCAAAATAAATAACGCAAACACTGAAATAGATACAATAATTTTTTTCTTCATATATTTTATTTAAATTACTCTACTAAAACACAAAACTATAAAAAAGTAAAATGGCCGACCAAACTCTACAATTCATCATTACCGCCCAGAACAACGCAAAGCAAGCATTTAATGAGGCAAAAAATCAGTTAAAAGATTTTGAGAAAGAGACAAAAGACGTATCCGACACCATCAAAAAGATGACGGCTGGTTTTGCGGTTGTTGGCGCGGCAGTGGGGGCTTTTGGGGTTTCTTCAATCAAGGCGGCGGCGGATATTGAAACGCAAAAAATAGGATTCCAAACATTGCTTGGGAGTATGGAGGAGGCCGATGAAGCAATCAAAATGATACAAAGGGACGCGGCCAGCACGCCATTTGAATTTGCCGGCTTGGTAGAAGCAAATAAAGCGTTAACACTGGTAACAAAAGATGCCATTCAAAGCGAGCAAGTTTTGCTTGATGTGGGGAAGGCTTTGGCGGCGGGGGGAAAGGGGCAAGCCGAATTGGATAGAATTATTGTGAATTTGCAACAGATTGGCAATACCGGAAAAATTACCGAAATGGATATTCGCCAATTTGGTTATGCGGGCGTAAATATACTTGAATTGCTTGCAGACTATTATGGAACAACCAAAGAAGCGGCGAGCGAAATGGTCAAAGATAGTGATAGCGCCTTTAATGATTTAGCGGCGGCCTTTGCAATGGCAGGAAAAGAGGGCGGCAAATATGCCGATGCTTTTAGCAATGCAGGTGGGTCTTTAAATCAAACGTGGTCTAACTTGCAGGATACTTGGAACATATTTTTAGCGAATGAAGGGGCGAAATTACTTGAATGGGCAAAGAGTTTTATTCAAATTGCTACAAAAATTGTTCAAGAAACTTTGCCAAGTTGTATAGAAAAAATAGAAGAATTTACAAAATGGTTCAGCGAAAATAAAACAGCTATCGCCGCGGCCGCAGGAGTTATTACTGGATTGTTAGTCCCTGCAATTACAGGGTATATGATACCCGCTTTTGTCAATGCGGCAAATATGATTGCCGCAACAATAAAAGTTTTGACATTCGGCAATCCTTGGGGTATTGCTATTGGTTTGATAGTTGCTTTGGCCGCGGCAATCATTATGAATTGGGATTTGATTAAAGAGAAAACGATTGAAATTTGGAACGCAATCAACGATTTTGTTTCTGGTGTTTGGGGAAATATCGTTTCAACAGCACAATCGGTATGGGGCGGGATTACTGACTTTTTTATCGGCGTATGGGAAGGAATCAAGGAAGCTTTTAAATTCGGCGCGGCGCTGGCTGTTGGATTGGTAATTGAATATTTTAATTTATTTGGAATTGATATTGTTTCAACGATGCAGATAATCATCGGAGCGTTGCAAATGGCTTGGACGACAATTCAGGCGGCTTTCAGTTCCGCCCTAAATTTTATTAAAGGCGTGTGGAATACGGTCTGGACGGCGATTAGCGGATTTTTAAGTCCGATATGGGAAAACATTAAAAAAACTATTGGTGATGCCTGGAATTGGATAAGCGGAAAATTTGAAGAATTGTCAAAACCGATAAGCGATGCCTGGAAATCAATGTGGGAAGGGATGGGCGAAGTGGTATCCGATGTTTGGGAAGGAATTAAAAATGGTTTTAAAACAAGCATAAATTTCATAATTAACGGGATAAATACGGTTATCAATGCGCTTAATTCAGTGGCAAGAAAGGGCGGAAGTGCTCTTGGTATGAGCGTGATTAGCATTCCGACAATTCCACAGTTAGCCTCCGGCGGCATCGTGAACCGCCCCACGCTTGCAATGATTGGCGAGGCCGGGCCGGAAGCCGTTTTGCCGCTGTCAAGCGCGTATAGCCCGATTCCTGCCTATGCCGGAGCGAATATCAATGTCTACATCCAGGGCGGCTATTATCTGGATCGCGACGCGGCCGACGAGATTGGAGAGAAAATTATTCAAAAATTGAAACAAACGATGAAATTGTAAAACGATGAATATCACTATCACCATTGCCGGCACGGATAGAACCAATGACATCGTCTTTGATTCAATCCAAAAAACAGATGCGGTCAACGAAGAAAAAGACACGCTGGTTTTTTCAGTAGACAAATACGCCAGCCGCGGGTTTGTGCCGGAAGTAAATCAGGAAGTGGTGATGGAGGTTGACAGCGTCAAAGAGTTTGGCGGGGCGATTACGCAAGTTAAAAAATCATTGGTGGACGGCCAGCGCGTGGTGTTTGAGGTTACCTGTTGCGACTATACTCAATTTCTGGCCCGGAAGCTGGTGCTGGAAAGTTATAGCAACAAAACGGTTGATTATATTATTGCCGACCTCATATCAAAATATGCCGAAGATTTTACCGGAGCGAATGTTGATTGCGACATTACCATCAAGACGATGTTGTTTAATCGGATGAGCGTTCCTGAATGTTTGGAAAAAATCGCCAAAGAAACCGGCTATTACTGGTATGTGGATTATGACAAAGACATTCATTTTTTTGCGCAGGAAGATAATGTGGCGCCATTCGGTATTACCGACAGCAACGGAAAATCATTGCGCAACAGTCTGAAAATTACGGATAACCTTGACCAAATCCGCAATTCCGTGACGATCCGCGGCAGTGAAGAGCGCGGAGTGGAGAGAACTGAAACCTATGTTGGAACGACCGACCAGATGATTTTCCCATTGGCAAACAAATTTGCGGAAGAACCAACGGTTGAGGTTGACGGGATGCCGGTGGATGTGGGCGTTGATTATCTTACCAAAGAAGAGGACGCGGACTGCTTCTGGTCATACGAGCAAAAATCATTGCGCTTCAAGGCAAGTATGGCCGCCAAAAAGGTGGAAATTACCGGCATTCCTTTGTTTCCCATTTTGGTTAAAATTCCCGAACCGGTATCAATCAATCAGTATGGCATTTATGAATTTTTCAAGGAAGACAAGAGCATTACCAGCCGCGCGGAGGCTTATCAATACGCCACGGCACAGCTTAATGGCTACAAGGACGGCGTGATTGAGGGGGAGTTTCAAACTGACACGGCGGGGCTTCGCAGTGGACAGATAATTAACGTGAAATCCGATTTAATGGGCGTGGACGAGGATTTCCTCATTCAGCGGGTTACATTCAAGCCGCAGGCCAAAGATAAGGCAATATGGAGCGTTAGGCTGGCCACGATGAGAACAATGGGAATAATCCAGCTACTGCAAGATTTAATTCGCTACCGGACAATTAAAGAATTTGACCCGGAAAACTTGCTCACCCTGGCACAGCTTGACGACCAGATGACGATGACGGATGTTTGCACCGTTCCAAAAGCAACTACCGCGCCGCCCTATAAATGGGGTGCGTTCAGGTGGGGTTTCGGGACGTGGAGCGAAACTTAAAATTATGAAAATCAAATCCCAAAACAAATTAAGCGGCCGGTATCGCTTCAAAGTCTACAAAGCCGGCACGCGGGAGTTAATCCGGATCACGCCTTGGATTGAAAACTTAATTGTTAAAAATGCCAACAGCGGCGTGAATATCGCGATTAAAAATATGCTGGGCGATTTTACCTATACGCTGGAAATCACCCACGCCAAAATCGGGACGGGAACCACGGCCGCGGCGGACGGCGACACTGATTTGGAGGAAGCAGTTTTGAGCGACATCAAGGTTATGGACGCCGATGAAACCGGCCTTGACGAGGCGACATTCTTGTTTTTTATCGCCGATACCGAACTGGCCAACGATGATTATACCGAATTTGGATTGTTTTGCGGGGCAAGGCTTTTCGCGCGGTCAATTATCACGCCGACTTTTTCAAAAGGAGACAATCAAGATATTGAGTGCGAATATGTAATCACCAATAGTAATTCGTAAATATATGGCAATCACAAACGGACAAACGGCGGATGCCGATGACATCAATGCGGAATTAAGCGCACTGGCGAGCGATATTAGCGCGCTGGATAGTGCGGCGGTCAAATTGACCGGCAATCAAACCCTTCAAGGCGTCAAAACTTTCTCCTCTATCCCCGTCCTGCCCGCCAGTGACCCGACAACGGATAATCAGGCGGTGAGAAAGGCGTATGTGGACAACAAATTCAATAATTTATATGTTGCGGGAACTGATTATAATGTTGTTTCTTTACCGACGGCACGAACTACGACGGCAGGGAGCTATACAATCAAAAAAGGAGCAAAGATTGGATTTGGTGGAACAGTCAAGGTTTCGTTTAAGTTAAGAACATATAGCAGTTCTACAACTGTTTACGGACGGATTTACCGCAATGGTGTGGCGGTGGGGACAACAAGAAGCACAAATAATGAGAGTGGAGTGGTGTTCACGGAAGATATATCGGGTTGTGTTATGGGTGATGCAATAGAAATTTATGCTTACACGAGCAATGCGTTGCATTACGCGGAAATTTCGGGATTTTTAGTGCAAGTTGCTTCTTGCTACCCGACGGGAATTACCACTGTT